CTGATCAGCAGGCACGGCCCCGGGGCCACAGCTGAGCGCTTCATGAACAATGAGCGTCTTACTGTGACAACGTGGCCGGTCCGTAGCGAACCATGGTTCCCCTCAGACCTTCATGTGATTTCGTCTTGGAATCACTTTGAAGAGCTGGGTTCCGTGGATTTCATAGAAGAAGAGCAAGAACCACCTGTGAGGGTAGTTTTTGTTCCGAAGACTATGAAGGGTCCTCGTGTTATTGCGATTGAGCCCTCTCATATGCAGTATATGCAGCAGGGTCTTATGCAATACTTGGTTACATCGCTGCAATCAAGTAGGCTGACTCGGAAATCCGTGAGGTTTTCCGACCAGTTGCATAATCGTAATACCGCTAGAGCGGCTTCGATCCACAAGGATCTGGCTACTCTCGACCTTAGTGATGCTAGTGATCGAGTTCACAATGAGCTCGTCAAAGTCATTTTCGAAGGGTCGGGATTACTTGACTATTTGCAGGCATGCAGATCGTCGAGAGCTCTCTTACCTGATGCAAAAACTCCGCTTACCTTGCGGAAGTTTGCTTCAATGGGTTCAGCTACATGCTTTCCCGTTGAGGCTATGGTGTTCTATACCTTGATTCAGTATAGTCTCCACAAGCATCATGGTCGAAGACCATCATGGGATTCTATCGAAGAGTATAGCGATAGAATCGACGTATATGGGGATGATCTAATTGTTCCCACGTACGCAGCAGGAATCGTAACTGCCGAACTCGAGGCTTGTGGCCTTCTGGTCAACAGGAACAAGTCCTTCTCTGAAGGCTTCTTCCGCGAGTCTTGTGGTGGCGATTATTACCAGGGGACGGACGTAACGCCCGTATACCTGCGCCACCAGATTCCAAACGTTGGTAGTTACCGTTTGGACTGCAATCTCATAGAATCATTGGCTTGTACGTCTAATCAGCTCTATGCAAAAGGGCTGTGGCGTACTTGCCAACTCTTACGAGATTGGATCCAACAAATGTGTAAAAAATCAATACCTCGTTCGGCCTTCCGGTCGTCCGGGATATTCTTTTACTCATGCTGGTTAACAACTGGCCTTGTATGGCGTCGAGCCGTTCAAGGTTTCTGTCAACAGAGAATCGTCCCTTCCGTTTGCAAGAAGGTCGATCCAGTTACCACTATGAGGGGAGCGCTCTTAAAGGCGTTTTCCCAAGGTGGTGAGCAGCAGTTGGATTTCGAGTTCAGCGTGAAGCGCGGTGTCTTCAAAGTGAAACATCG